CGTTATGATGCTCAAGGCCGAGAATGGGAATACAAGGTGGCAGATGATCCCTGCTATGACCCACAAGAATCTTTACACCATCAAACATTTCCCAGACACCGAGGCACACCCGTTGACCAGGATCACTCAGCAGTGCAAATTGTGATGGGACATGCTGTGGATCACACATGGCCAGGTCAACACATCACATGGATTCGCAATCCCTATGAACGTGACATCAGTCACTACAACTATGACTATGCATTGGGTCGCATCAACAGGACATGGTCAGAATGGCATGACCAAATGGTGCCCAATTGGATCACATATTGGCTGTACACCAGATACTTGAGACAACCCGAAGCCACAGACAGAGCAATGTATCATGCTGTGCGTGACAGCAAACTGATCATCAGACCCATGGAGTCTTTTGAATCAGACTACAAAATCATATGCGAAAAATTGGATCTAACACCTCTCACAGTGCGAGACAATGTGCAGACTGAAAAGTATCTTAGCAATGAGGATTTGTCACAGCACACAGAACAAGATCATCAGTTGTTCAATGAATGGGATTGGCGATTGTATGAGTCTAGTGCCCAGTACTCAAATCGGTTGACACATCCATAAAATTAATTAGGAACCAGTCTGTGCCGTTGTACACCCACGTGGTGACATCGCCTGATGCTGTCACAATCGAAGTTGTTCCTGCTTTGAGATTAGTACCTCCCACATCATATGTGACTGCATGACGTGAAATCACTGTGATGATTTGTCCTACCACACCACCGTCAAATGTTGTGATGGTGACTGAACCGCCTGTTTCCCATATATTGCCTGTGGCCACAGATGGTGTGGTGTCTGATGCTGTGAATACACCAACTGTGCCTGCTGTGTTGGCGCCAAATGCTGTTTGGATTTCAACTTGATCAGAATCTCTTATTACTCTTGCCATGTGATGTATTTATCGGTCATAAAAAAAGGGGGACAAAAAGTCCCCCCTCTCTGTGTCTATATTACTTGAATGATACGTTTGAAACGCTGATTCTTGCAAGATAGTCAGCTGCATTACCAAGTGATGATGCTGTGTTGGATAACTCAACATAACCATATCTTGTTAAGAAGCTAACAACTGGCTCGAATGTAGACGGATCAAGCACAACGCCTGATGACATTAACGGAATGTATGGGCAGTAGAATGCTGGTGCATCTGCTTCTGATGAACCTTTGTAACCTACTAACACATCTGTTCCTGTTCCTGCATAACCATCAACATACACTCTCATTGAGTTGTTTAAAGTACCCACAAACTTTGTGTTTGTTGGTGCTTCGAACACACCTTCAGTTGATCTTGCGAACGCTGAAGTTGTTGCTGATTGTAGGATTGTTAATGCTTCAGATGAAACAACTGCGTAGTTACCTGCGCCACGTCTTGTTCGCTGTGCGATCAAGTTTGCTTGCTGGTTGATAAGCACTGCTAGTGCGGCGTGCTCGTCACCTACGAATGTTGCTGTACCTGACACAGCAGATTGATCAAATGATGCTGCCGCTGAACCAGCTAGTGATCTTAGAGATGTTAAGATCTCTTGATCGATCTCAGCAGTGATCTCTTGTGCCAATGCGGCCATGATTTCTGCTTCGATGTCGATGCCTTGCTGTGCTTGTGCATCTTGAGCCGCTTCAAAAGTCCATCTTGCTGATAGCTTTCTTGATTTGGCTTCTACAACCTGCTTTAAGATCTGCACGTTCAATTTCTTACCTGCAGTACCTTCAAGTGTTGCTGTTGCGGCACCTTTTGCTGGTGATGAGTCATTACCAGAATATGAAGATGCGATTTTGAATGGTGATAATGCTTCGTCACCAGCTGTGATGTTTGTTGCACCACCAGTTGTTGTGTCAGCATATCTTACTCTTAGTGTGTGGATTTGTCCAACTGGACCAGTCATTGGTTGTACGCCAACTAACTCGTTAGCGATAACAGTCGGCATGACCCTTCTAATCACTGGCAAAATCACTCTGTTCAGAGTTGCTACGTTACCTGAAGATGTTGCTCCAGCTGTTGCCTGCTCTGACAGGTATCTGCGTGTGTTTTCAAGGACCACATCCAATGATTTGGCTTTTGCACCATCAACACCTTCCATGAGTGCTGATTTGGTTTCTTGCCATTTGCTTTCTAATATAGCGGATGTCATTTTCATTTTTCTCCTATTTAATACCTGCTAATTTACGGAAGTAGTTCACTTCCTCGGTTGTTTCTTTTGCCTGAGGTTTTGCCTGTCTGTCGCCTGTTGATTCTGTTTTTGATTCAGAAATTATTGAAGCTCTCTTGGTATCTTTCATCACGTGTGGAAGATATTTGTTGAAAGCTGTCTGCAATTTGTCTGTCTGCACTGTTTCTAACAGATTGGACATCACTTCTCTTTTGTCGCCTGACAATGGCTGAAGCATTTCACTGAGTACTCTGTCTCTCTTGTATTCTGCTTCGATCTTTTTCTTTTCGATTGAAGTAGATTCTAAGAGTTTTTTGTTCTCGGCAATCTTTGCTTGTGCTTCGTCCAGTTGCTTCTGCATTTTGCGAACTTCTGAAGTCTCGTTTAGGTATGAAGACAGATACTCAGAAGCATATGCTTCGAAGATCTTTCTTCCAAAGTTGTTTTCTCTTGCGGTCTTGATGTCCTCTTTGAATTGAGTCATCTCTTTTGTGATGGATTCACTGACCATAGTTTCAACAACCTTGCTTGCCTTTTTGATGAATGCTGATCTAATTTCTGCAAATTTTTGTTTTGCTTCTTTGACCAGTTTTACACGAGTTTCAACCACTGATCTCTTGTCTGTTTCGAACTCATTGAGTTCTTTGGCAAGAGATGAAGTCACAAATGATTCAAGCGTTTTGATCTGCTCGGCCATCTGTGCTCGGTCTGTGTGCAACTCTTTCATTTCGTTGGCAAGTTGTGTGGAGATGAACTTTCGAAGCATTTCCATGTGTGGCTTCATGTTCTTCTTGTACTCCACTCGCTGTGCAGCTAACTGCTTGCGATCTTCCACGAATTCAGCGATCTCTTTTGTGAGGCCTTCTGTCATCATGCGATCCACAGCTTCTACCATTTGAGCCTTGTCATGTTCGTAACGCTGAGCAAACTCTTCACGAAGTTCTGCCTTGGCAGTTTCTTTGACTTCTGATAACTTGGCTTCCCATGCCTCTTCGATTTGAGTGCGGGTCTCCTCTGTTACCAGGTCTTTGTCAAGGAGTTGCTTTATTACGTCTAACATATTATGTCTCCTATTTTATTTTTAGTTCCTTAATCAAACGGACCACTCCGTCCTTTAAGTATTTTTGTGCCTTTGTGTCGTGCTTGACTGCTTGAGCAACTTCAAATATCTGATGACCACCGTTCATGTTCAGTAGTCCTTCATATATTGGAGTTGGGTACGCATTGGGAGCTGATGGTTGTGCCACCACATCCACTGTGATAATGTCAAAGTCGTGTACATTACCCGAGCCTTCGTCGACATTTCCTGAGCCTCTGCTTGATACGCCTAGTTTTACGCCTGATTGTAGCATTGTTTCTACAAGCTTACCCATCGGTGTAGGTAAAATTTTTAATTTGCCATATCCGTTTGGTCCATCCATCCACATTTCTGAAATCATGTGGCTCACTCTATCCAAGTTGATCTTTAGGTCTTCTGGATGATCAACTTCTCCGAGGACTGATTGGCCCCCGGAGATTTGTTCGGATACTTTTGAGACTGCTTTGGCAATCTCTGACACTGGATAGACTCGCTGATTGGCATTCTTAACACCACCTTGTATGCAAATGCCCTTCATGTACAAGTCTTTGCCTTCGTTGGAAGATTCGACTATGACTTTTGCTTGGTCAAATGTTAAGTTTTCTCTCAGCAGTTTCATGTTCTATCCTTACTTAGAAGCTACAGGAGACTTGCCGTCCACTGAACCTTCTTTTTCTTGTGCCTTAGGTGCGTTGTCCAACTTCGCAGACTTGATGCCTGGTTCGTTTTTTGCTGTCACACCCATGTCTTTTGCTGTGTCGCCTGTCAGTGCTTTGCCAACACCGCCTTTGCCTTCACCGCCTTGGTCCATCTTGTGTGCACCTGCTGTGTTGACTGGCTTGTTTGACTTTGCAACTGGTGATGCTTTGTGATCTGCGTTCTTTTCAGAACCCATCTTCTCAGCACCATGACCTGATGACACCATTTCTGAGTATTCTTTGATCAAAGTGTCTGCATCTTTTGATGTTGACTCTTCGAATTCTAACTCTTCTTCTGATTCAACAGTGTCTAATTCTGGTTCAAAAGATTCTTCTTCAGGCTCTTCGTCTTTTTCGTCCATCATTTTTGCAAACTCTGCCTTGAGGGCATCAAGTTCTTTTTCTAATGGTTCGAACATTTCTTCTGCTTCGCCTTCTTCCTCTTCTTCGCCTTCGTCACCTGGCATTTCCATATCGTCCATG